ACCTCACATGACAAAATGTCATAAAATATTAGGAGTAAATTAATGGAAAAAGGCAAGTTGTATAATAACGGACTCTGTCCAGTGTGGATTGATTTAGGTAAGGAAGCGTTAAAAGACAACAAGCAAGTAGGTGGAACACACTATAAGAAGTATAAGATAGAACCTTATAAGTTTATAGCAGAGAACAATTTATCTTATGCACAAGGTAATATCATTAAGTATATAATTAGATACAAAGATAAGAACGGTATAGAAGATTTAGACAAAGCAATACATTATATAGAATTACTAAAGAGGGATTTAGAGGATGACAAATGAAATACAAGAAGTAGAAGAGTGTGTATTAATAAATACATTAACAGAAACATTATTGCCTAAAGTCTTACCAGCTCTGCTTTCGAGCAACATATATAATCATCTAAGTGAGGATGAAATAATAGACAAAGCAATAAGCATTTGCGAAAAAACTAGAGAAAAACTGTTTAATAAAACTAAATGATACGACTTGACTTTTTGTTAAAAATATGATATTTTAGTCTCAAGACATGGACGTAGAAGAGACACTACTGGAGATACGTAGTATCGGGCATCCTTTCCCTGACCTTCTTGGTATAAAGAAATTTATCAAAACTCTTTTTAGATACACACGAAATTTAGTAAAACACGTAGAGTTTTATAAAATTTTGGAAAAAGATATTAATCACTATTGATTTATATAGATTATATACTAGACTATAGATACGCAATAGCGTATTTGTTTAATCAATATAATCAAGAGGTGACAATTATGTCTCAAAGATTAATAGCACTAGGTGTCGGTTTAGTATCAATGGGATTATTCCTATTACTCTTCTCACTATTATTCAATAAATTACATGCAAAGAATCATGATCATAGAAGCAAAACCCCTCCACTAACAGTAATTGATCAATCATTTAACTGTAAAGTTATGGAAGGTGATCTATTTAGATGTACATTCTAGATAAGTCTATAGGTATAGTCGTTTATATTATAATTATATTTTCTTCAATTATTTTACTAACTTCTATACCTTTTTTGATTTTATTATCTATACTATTAAGTGTAATAGATAGATAAAGGATAAATACTATGATTAAGTTAAACATGAAGCTAAAGAAAGAGTATGTTTCTACATTTGATCATACACTTTATAAGTTCATAACCTGTGCTAGACATTACGGTATGGAGATGTTAAACAGAAACATAGATAATAACCTATTAGACAGTATAAGAATAACAGATGAGTATGATTCTAATGGCAAGTATCTACGCATTATCTTAAAAAACAGTGATATTATTATATACGATTATAGTAATGAATCATTAGTATATTTTACGGGCGAATAGTGATGAGTAGTAATGACGATGTTAACAAGAGTTATTTCATAAGGTGGTTCCCATCACCTGGTTTTTGGGTTAGGAAACATGAGAAAGAAAATAGAACAGTTAAGAACGATCACAAATAGGAGAAATATAATGACTTTAACAATACCTATGGCTTTAGTATCTATGATTATTTGTTTAATATTTTTTATAAAATCATTTAAAGAAGAAGGACACATTAAATATATTATATGCATGATATCATCTATAGGGTTTTTAGTAGCCTTAGTGAATTTTATAAGCTATTTAACCTCATAGGATCATTTCATGAGTATAAGCGAAACAATAGTAAATGAATTATTTGAACAGGATAAGAAAGGCTTACTACCTTTTCTTACCCATGATTTTGATCGTAGAACATATTTACTTAGAAACTCAAAAGGAATCTTTGCTGAGTACCATATCCCAAGATATTACGATTTCTTTGAATTGTTTGATCATATCCTTAGTTTCTCTGATATTAATAACTATCTGAATTATAAAGTGTGTGAAGAGATATATAAAGCTATGCATAACACTAATGATAAGGTATAATAATGAGTGAGAATTATGTGTATGTAGTTACACAATATGACAGAATGTTAGATCATACATTCATGGTTAGGGCTTTTAGTAAAAGATTAGCAGCATATGATTTTATTAGTAAACTAGCCGAGGATGAAGATGTTATTTATGAAGTAAAAAGGTTATTGTTAGATGAGTAAAAACAAAGGCGGAAGACCTCGTACTACATTAGAAGATATTGATAAGAGATGTGGTAAAGATTGGCAGAGAAGATGGCTTGAATTAGCTGCTGAAGGTGGAAGTTAATTAGAATGTAGAACAGAAGTTCTAGACTGTATGAGTCATGAGTTATTTACTGAAATGTGTAAAAGATATACAGAGTTTTTAGAAACCAGAAAAAAGGCAAAGCAATTATGTGAGTCTTGGTGGCAAAGAGCAGGAAGAAAAAACATAACTAATAAAGAGTTTAATTACACTGGTTGGTATATGAATATGAAGAATCGTTTCGGTTGGAGAGATAAGATCGAAACAGATAATAAACATGATCATGGTGGTGTTACTTTTAATATAGATTTAAATACAAACAAGGATAATAACGATGAGTAAAAGAGACATATATAAAGAGTGTTTAGAAGTTATAAACAATCGTACACCTCATGAGAATATGCTCTCTATTAAATTCACAAATGACGAGTGCAATCACTCTGATGCTAATATTATTCTCGTTAAGCTTAGAGATCAAGGATACTATTGCACACTTTCAGTAGTACATTTCGAAGAGGACGTGTTGAAAGATAATGGATTCAAAGCCACCAAAGAAGGTTGCAATATGTTGAATGTACTTAGTTTCTGCTTTATGTCAGAGGAAAGAGCTGATTTTTACAGAATGATTGACGGTTAAAGGATAAAGATCAGGACGATGATTAAAATACATTTCGCATCTCAAAACAATTTCTTGTCAATGATAATCAAGGTGATCACTTTTTCCAATTACTCACATGTTGAGTTACAAATAGATGGTACATGCTACGGAGTAAATCTAAAGAAAGGTGTATTCAAACGCTCACCTCATGAGTTCTTTGCTTGTTATGATACTATTGAGACATTCTCTGTTAAATATATGACAGACAGAAAGCAAACTATTATTAAAGAGTTTATGGATAATGCTATCGGTGCTAAGTATGATTGGAAATCCATGGTATTACTAGGATTAACTCACCGTAAGTTCTCTGAAGATAACGACAAATGGTTCTGCTCAGAGATAATATATGAAGCATTTAGAAAAGCTAAACTACCACTAATTAACTTTTACATGAAACCTGAGAGAGTAACTCCAGGTGATCTTCATAAATCTAATCTATTAACTCATAGGAAGATATGGAATAGAAAATCAAGAGGGATTATTAAATCTATTATCCGTTGGTTCAAACCTTTTTAAACTTTTTTCTAAAATACTCTTGATATCCTCGATTGTTTAACTATACTTACAATATAAGAACAAAGAGGAGAACATCATGGACTTACATACAATAGGAATTATAGTAGCAATCGCAGTACCCAGCATTGTTATGATCGGAGGTACAATATCAGTATTTATATTTGACAATATACATAAGAAGATTGAAAAGAAATACCCAAAGATGACTAAGATAATGAGATATTAAGATGAACGGTATATATCACAATGACGATGGAAGTGTTAAGCTACCAAGCTATGGAGAAGCATTAGAAGAGTTAGTAAACGAGTTCGTAGGTAGAGATACAATAGACTATGAGCTACGATGTGTTGACATAGACAAGTTAGAGAGAGTGTTATATAACTTCTATGAAGATAAGTGTGTAGCTGTAATACTAGGTGAGTTAATATCTAACTATAAAGATATTGATGTTATTATTGATGATTATGTGAATGATGAGGTATAAGATGGATAAGTATTATGTTGATATAGAATGTTGCGATCTAACAGGTTCTAAAGTAGTTGTAAAGAAGAGATGCTTATTAGTAGATAAGGTTGTTAAAGAATATTGTTTAGTACATAAAACTTATATAGAACAAGCCAAAGAGTTAACAGATTTACTAAACAAGGAGTTAGATTAATGAAATCAATCAAAGTAAATGTTACAAAGACAAAACTAACAGAGCTAAAGAACAAGTTAGGATTAGAGGTAGAAGACTTCTACGACAAAGGTAATAAGTATCATGTGTCTAATCTATTTCTAGGTAATGATAAGTTTCTGATATTCTATTGTAAGGTGAAGTGATGCTAGGAAATATTTTAGTTTTTATCATTTTACCATTAATTGTTTTTACATTGCCGACTATACTTGGTTATATAATACAGAGGAGTATAAGATGGATAAAGAATCTTTCGTAAAAGCAATGTATTTCTATGACAATCTTGAGATACTAGATAACGTAGGTCATTTAGAATACATAGATAAATTTAAAGATGTTTTCTTTGCTATACTACCTGAAGAGAGGGAACTAATTATTAAAACAATAGATAACGCAGTTTATAACAGTTTGAAATATTATAAAAAAGAGTTTAAGGAGATATAATGTTATTACTAACTGGTGGAATCACCTTAGCAGTATGTTTGATAATGATAGTATTCTGGGAGGATTTGTTTTGATTAAGAAGGAAATTATATATCTAATCATTAGTAAGTTAATCCATGTTATACATACAGCAGGATTATTCATCCTTTTAATAAGCTATCTATTCTTAACTTCTTGGGTTGAGTTCGTTATTTATACAGCTGTTATTATTAACTTGTTTCATCCTACTCACGGATGTTTCTTAACTTATATTGAGAATAAATTTAGAAAGAAAGCAGGACTAAAGCACATGGTTTGGCTGAAGTTTTATTTCTTGAATGGTAATAGACCTTGGAGGTTAGACTAATGGATACATTTATTATGGTAGTAGGAACGATTGGCTTCATAGCTATATCTACATTCACTATAACAATGTTAGTGAAGGGGATAAAAAAGATACTATGAGCGTAGCAGAGTTTCTAATAGAAGAGCAGACAAGTGACGTTGTCGTATTCTCACTGAGTTATGGGCTAAGGACATACCATGACTTCTTATTAATAAAGACACAAAGCTTAGCTAGTGTTAACAGACAGATCATAGCGTTTCTAGAGTCACATGGATGTGATCGAAGATTGTGTACAGTTATCTCACATTACTTCAAAGAATTTTATTCTAAAAATTTTCTAAAATAATTTCCTAAAACCCTAGATATTCTCAATTCCGTTGTCTATACTTAATATATAAGATCAATAGTGGAGAATAACAATGATGAAATTAGTATTCATTGCATTAGCTTTAAGTGGTGGTGGTTATTTTTTATATAACATGACTGGATTAGCAACATCTTATGGGAGTTTCTCAGTATGAAAAAGTGGGAAGAATTATGGTATAGAGAGAAATTAGCTCTTGTAAGTTTTTACCCTGAAGAATCTATAAATGATAAGAATTGGAATATAAGAATACAAGCATACAGAGCTTTAGGGTTTACTAAAGAAGCGTTTAAAGATTCTAACCGTGAAATTAGGAGAGAAGCATACAGAGCTTTAGGGTTTACAGAGGAAGCTTTTAAAGATGAAGATTATTACATCAGAAGAGAGGCATATAGAACTTTGGGGCATCCTAGAAACTCTTTAAATGATCCACATTGTAGAGTTAGGTTAAGTGCTTATAGGTCTTTAGGGTTCCCAGAAGAGGCTGTAAAAGATAAAAACGAAGATATCAGATTAGAAGCTGCTATTTATTTAGATTTTATCAAAGAAAATAAAAACTTATTATGAAAGGAGTTTCTCAGCATGATTCTATTTGATATAGAGACAAATGGTTTATTAGATACTGTCACTAAAATACATTGTGGATGGACTTATAATTTCACTACAGAAGTTTACACAGGCTATAAACCACATGAGATGTTAGATTTAATAGATGATTTATCGTGCGCTACTCATTTAGTTGGACATAATATAATAGCATACGACATACCAGTTATTAAGAAGTTATATGGTATTGATCTATCCAATAAAGAAATAACAGATACATTAATACTATCTCAATTAGCTTTCTATAACTTGTTTGATCTAGATGTAAAAAGAAGATGTGTACCTGGTAAGATGTACGGTTCACATAGTCTTAAAGCCTGGGGAGTAAGGTTAAATGAAAACAAAGGTGATTACGGTGAACAAGAGGATGCTTGGCATTCCTACAATGAAGATATGTATAATTACTGTGAACAGGACGTTCGCTTAAATGTATTACTACATAAGAGATTAACACAAGAGAAAGTACCAAGTGATGTATTACATGTTGAACAAGAGTTTGCAAAGATCATACAAAGACAGCATGAACATGGTTGGTTATTCGATAAAGATAAAGCAGAAGAATTATACACAGAATTAAATACACGAAAGGTAGAGATTGAGAATGAGTTAAGACAATCATTCCAACCTTTGTGTGATTTCAAAGAGTTGAAAGAAATACCACAGTTTACTCAAGCAGGTAAACCTAGTAAAGCTTATCAGAATCAATTAGATAAAGGTGCTTATAGAAACTCTGAGGGGTTATGGGGATACAATGAGTATGTAGAGTTTAATCCTGGTTCTCGTCACCATATCATTAGATGGATGAAAGAGAAGTATAACTGGGAAAGTCCTGTGAATACAGACAAAGGTAATCCAAAAGTAGATGATGAGATATTAAAGGATGTTGAATATCCTGAAGCACAGTTATTAAGAGAATACTTCTTACACCAAAAAGTCATGGGAATGTTGAAGGACGGTGCTAATGGGTGGCTAAAATGCGTAAGACCAGATAATAGGATCCACGGCAGTATTAACACCCTCGGTGCTGTAACAGGTAGATGTACACACAGTAAACCGAATGTTTCCCAAACACCAAGTAATAGAGCGTTTAAAGGTGAAGAGTGTAGGAAGTTATGGAAGTGCCCAGAAGGTAAAGCAATTGTAGGCTGTGATGCGTCTGGTTTAGAGCTACGTATGCTATCGCATTATATGTCAAAGTATGATGGAGGTAAGTATGGAGAGATTGTGGTTAATGGTGATATACACACTGAGAATATGAAAGCTGCTGGATTAGAAACAAGAGATCAAGCTAAGACGTTTATATATGCATTCATATATGGTGCAGGTAATGCTAAGATTGGTTTAATTGCGGGAGGTGATAGTAGATTGGGTGGAGAGCTTAAAGATAACTTCTTATCTACACTACCAGCTTTAAAGAGATTAATAGACGATGTGCAGATGGCTAGCAAGCGTGGACATTTATTAGGTTTAAATGGTAGAAAGTTATTTGTGAGAGAAGAACACAAAGCTTTAAATGTTTTACTGCAAGGTGCTGGTGCATTAGTAATGAAGTATTATCTTGTTGAGTTAGATAAAGAATTGAGTAAGAAGTATAGAACTGGTATAGATTATGAGTTTGTCGGTAATATCCATGATGAAGTAGCTATTGAAGTTACAGAAGAATTTGCAGAAGATGTTGCAAAACATTGTCAAAACACCTTCCATAAATTGAAAAGTCTGCTAAACTTATCAGTAGAATTAGATGGAGAACCTAAAATTGGAAAAAACTGGAGTGAAGTTCACTAAAGATAATTTACCTAAGTTATACAATAGCTGGCGTACTATGAAAGGAAGATGTAATAACCCTAACCAATGGGATTATAAGTATTATTAAAGCAAATGAGGCTGCTAAGTTAGTTAAAGCTAAAGTTATTCACCCTGAGTTTAGAGAAGATATGGATGGTACTGATTGGAATGATTGGTTTAATATGAATAAGATGGTATGATGTAGTTATGGATTATAGAGATACAACACAAATGAACATAGAATGTACAAAATTAACTGATTGGTACGTAGTTATAGAATGCTCACGTAATCATAATGGATACAAGTTAAAGAAGTCATTTTTATTTTGTAGAAATGTAGATTATGCATATTTTTCTGATACTATTTTATATATGATGTTTAATTCTTATAACAAAGCATCGCCTGAAGATATGTATAACATACATGGAATGTATCAGAAATATAAAAGGCAGTATTGATTTATAAATTATATATTGTATAATAAAGCTTAGACATGCGTTGGTAGCGTAGTCGGTAAAAGACCTCTGGAATTCTCCCGCCAGGGGTTTTTTATTTTATATAAATGTTAAAAACTTATTTACTTTTACTAAAATTCAGTTATACTATATATAACAGAGGTATCTAATAAGTATCTTCTCTCTCCCTCTTAATACTTGATACTTGGTACCTCAACAAAAGCTCAATATGCCATGTGTATAGTTGACATACGAAAACCTTATATAGAGATATATGAGGTTTTTTGTTGCATGAATAAAATAATAATCAAAAATTATATTCACATTTGATTACTAATTTGTTATACTTTTACAAAATAACATAGGAGTAGTTCAATTGAAGTGTCATGTAGCAATAATCGCTGAGAAGAATAGATATCTCAACATGTTCAAAAAGGAATTAGACAGAAACGAAGAGATACTACGTGATCTTAAGTTTTGTATGGATCTAATAAACGATAAATTGTTTATGAAAGAAGATAAAATGGAATATATCCAATCAGTTATGTTTAGAAAGTTATTGAATAAGTATGAAGCAGATTAATTATAAAGCCAGTTACACTGGTATTAAATTTCATAAGTCTAAGAAGTTCGTAAAAGGTGTATTAGGTCCAATCGGTTCTGGTAAATCTGTTATGTGTATTATGGATTTAATGTTTCACATGTGTGAACAGAAACCTAACAAGCAAGGTGTAAGGCCTACTAAATATTGTATAGTACGTAACACGTCCGAGCAGTTAGAGACTACTACATATGCTACATTTAAACAGTGGTTCCCTGATACTATATGCCATTACACTAAGAAACCCTTACGTGGGTATGTTGAATTCCCTTTATCAGATGGTACTACAGTTAAGAGCGAATTAATATTCTTAGCTATGGATAGGGAAGATGATGCACGTAAAGTATTATCATTAGAGATATCAGGTGCATTTATTAACGAGGCACGAGAGATTAAATACTCTATCGTAAAAGATGTTCAATCGCGTATCGGTCGTTACCCATCCAAAGAAGGTGACGGAGTAGCTAATACTCGTAAGTTATTGTTGATGGATACAAACCCACCTGATACATCACATTGGTGGTATTATCTAGCAGAGATAGGCAAATTACCTACTGAAGATGCTGAAGCTAGGATGCGTAACACAGTTGTATTTGATTTCTTTAGGCAGCCTGGTGCTTTAATTAAGAAAGAAGATGGTTATGAAATAAACCCTAGAGCTGAGAACATAGAATTCTTACCTGGTGGGTACGATTACTACTTAGATCAGTTAGCTGGTGGACAGCCGGATAAGATCGACGTTATGTTATGTGGTAACTACGGTATGATCAAGACAGGTATGCCAGTTTACAACGAATATAATGATCAATTTCATTTAGCCAAGAAAGATTTAGGTATGGTTGAAGGTGTACCGGTAGGTGTTGGTTGGGACTGGGGAAGGGATTGTGCTTGCGTATTTGGTCAAGTATTGCCTGATGGTCAATTACGTGTCTTTCATGAAATTGTAGGTGAGAACACAAGAATACGTGAGTTTGTGCGTGATCAAGTTAAACCTTTTATTGATAGAAACTTAAATGATGTTGAATGGGCCTTTAGTTTTGGCGATCCAGCTGGAGTAGCTAAAAAAGGTGAAAGTGGTCTATCTTTCTTTGATATTATCAATGATAGCTACTTAGAGATGGATGGAGCTATCTATGAACCATTAAATTTACCATTCCACACTGAACCAGCACCAACAAACATAATTGATACTCGTATTGACGCTGTTAAACAGTTTATGGGTAAGATTATCACAGGTGGAAAACCTGGTTATTACTTATCACCATCATGTGAATTCTTACGAAAAGGTAAAATGGGCGGTTATAGCTATAAGAAGATAAATACAACTGGTATATTAGATAAATTTGCTAATGTACCTGATAAAGACAACATTTATTCACACCCAGCAGATGCAGAACAATACCTTGCATTGGGCTTTATATCAAATTATGGTAATATATACAGCGAATATGATAATAATTATGTATTACCAAAAAGAAAACCAAATAACTCAATAGGCTATTAAATATGAGCGAATACACTGACGAAAATAACAGTAAAAAGTTAAATATTTTTGATTTTTTCAATTATGAAGAGACTACAGAGATAAAAATAGACGAAAACGGTCAAGGTGTAGAGTCTTCGAAGTCAATGTTTGTACCTAAAGACGATATTTCAAGTATGATTGATGAGAATGTACTTGATAGAGTAGGCGAACAAGTAATTAATGATTACAATTATGACAGATTAACTATGGAAGACTGGGAAAAGGATATAAAACATTCGATTGACCTAGTAAAACAGTCACACGGCCCTCGAAATGGTATTTATCAGAATATGAGTGACTATAAAAGTAGTTTATTAACTCAATCTGCTCTTTCTTTCAGTGATAGAGTTAGTACAGAGCTACTACGCCCTAATGAGCTTGTAAACGTCGGTACGGTAGGTAAAGAAGATAAAGATAGTGATCACCCCTTTTCTAAGAAAAAGATCGCTGAGCGCGTTGAAATAGCTCTTAATTACCAAATTAACGAGGATATGAGTGAGTGGCGTGAGGAATTCGAGAAATTACTGTATGATTTACCATATACTGGATGTTGCTTCAAAAAAGTTTACTTTGATCCATATATGCAGCGTATTACTTCGCGGTTAATCACTTACCCTAATTTTGCTGTTAATAATAAGTGTCATTCACAGGCTAGACTACGTAGATTTAGTGAGCCGTTTGAAATTTCTAAGAATGAGTTAGATTCTCGTGTTAGACAAGGTTTATTTAGAGAACTAGACTTATTTGAGAATGATTATGATGAAGGTGAAGCAGGTTATGGTGATTCTGACTTATCTATTGAAGATAACGACTGTAGTGATGAGTTCTTAGAGTTTATTGAGCAAGACACATGGTATGATTTAGATGATGATGGTCTAGAAGAACCTTATACTTGTATTGTACATAGAAATACTAAGAAGGTTGTACGTGTATTCCCTCGTTTCCGTATTGATGATGTCCTAGTATCTACTAATCAAAAACCGACTGGAATGAAGATATCTGATTTAATGAAGATTCAGAAAGTAGAGATTAGTCCATATGAAGTAGAGGAAGAACAGGTTGATATTAGAAAGATAGCTAAAAATGATATCGTACGTATAAAACCTATTGAGTCATTAATTAAATATGGATTTATTAAAGACCCTAAAGGTGGTTTCCTAGATGTTGGTTTTAGTCATCTATTATCAGCTCATATTCAAGGTGTTAATGCTACTAGCAATATGCTATTAGATGCTGGTAAAGTATCAAACATGGTTGGCGGTATCTTATCTAAAGAATTCAGGACTAAGAAAGGCCCTATGGATATACAGCCTGGTGAGTTTGCACAAACAGACGTTCCAGCAGCTTTATTACAATCTGGTTTCTTGCCATTCAACTTTAAAGAGCCTAGTCAAGTTCTATACCAATTAAATGCTGATATGAAGAACGAGATTAAAGACATTTCATCCAGTACTGATTTATCTGGTATTTTAGGTGCTAATACTCCAGCTACTACAGCTCTAGCTTATATAGAAGAACAGCAACAAGCTAACTCTGCTATTATTCTACGTTTATATCGCGCTATGTCTAAAGAGTTTAAACTTATTTATGAACTAGACGGTATTTACTTAGATCAAGTTATGTATGAAGAAATTATAGATTCTCAGGAAGCTTTATTTAGTATTGACTTTAATTCTAAAGGCATGGATATTACACCAAGCGCTAATCCTGACGTTTCTAGTAAAATACAACGTTTAATGAAAGCTAACGCTGAGATTATGCAGATTCCTAACATTATGCAAGCTGGTGGTGACATTAGACCTATCTTACGTAACTACTTAGAACTGTTAGATGTAGAAGACATTGAAGAAATCTTACCTGAGCTTACTCCAGTTGAAGAAGTCCAACGTATGGCACAGCAATATCCTGAAGTAATGGAGTTCTTAACTTCTCAACAGGCAGCTACTCAACAAGTTATGGACCAACAAATAGCTGAAATACAACAACAGTCTGAAAGAGAGAATATGCGTGTAGCTATGGAATTAGATAAAGCTGAAGCTGAAATTAAGAAGAAAAACGCTGAAACTCTACTTAATTTAGAGAAAGCTGAATCTGAAGAGGTTAAAAATCAGATAGATATCTATACAGCACAACAAAATAGTATAAATAATACAAATAATCAAAAATAACTATTGACTTTAATTATAATAATCATTAATATGTGTCTTGAAACAACAAGTGTAGAGGCACATAATGTTAGACAAAAGTTATTATCATGAGTGGTTAAATTCCCACATCACAAAAGAAGTTCTTTCTAAAATACAATCAATGAATCGAGATTATAAAGATTGCTTTACAAATGTAAGTAATGAAGCAACGTTAAACCTTATGCATGAAGTAAAAGGATATAACGAGGCATTAGATGATGTTTTACACATGTTAAATAGTCAAGATAAATAGGAGAAAATAATGGATAAATACTATAAGCCATGTGGTTATCACGTGGTCATAGAAATTGTACCACTAGAAGAAACCTCTAAAGGCGGTATTATTCTATATAGTCAAGATGATGTGAAAAGAGCTAGACAGGTTAGAGAGATAGGTAAAGTACTATCTTTCGGTCCATTAGCTTTCAAAGGTTTATCATCTTCTTGTAACGGCCCTGAAGATTGGGGAGTTAAAGTAGGCGATTATGTTGAGTTTAAAAAGTTTGACGGTAAAGAATCTATTTGTAATGAATATATCGACTCAGAGAAACATGAGACTATCCGAATTATCAACGATCAAGATATTATAGGCGTCCTTGGAGAAGAAGGTGTTAAATTTTATACGGAGAGTAAATAATGGCAGATGAAAGACAAGAATTTATAGACGCATTTGGATTTGCACCAGAAGAAGTGGAGAAAGTACCAGTTGAATCAGAAGAAGTTCAAGAAGAAAAAGAAAACATCACTAACGAACAAGTGGAAAGTGTTGAAGAAAGTGAAGAAGATACAGCAACTTTATCTGATGAAAATGAGGCAGAAAATGTTACAGAGGAACAAGAAGAACCTCAAGTAAATGATGAAGAGATATACAATACTTTAAAAGATAAAGAGAAAGAAGCATGGGATCTGGGATGGCGTCCTAAAGATTATTTTGAAGGTGATGAAGATAACTTTGTTTCTGCTCATGAATATATCCGTTATGGTAAGCTTAAAGAAAAGTTAGATGAAACTAAAAAAGAGTTTGACTACTTTAAGAAAACTCAAGAAGATCAATATAAACGTTTTCAAGATCTAAAAGAGCTACAACTTAAGCAAAAAATGCAAGAGTTAGAAGAAAGAGAGAGTCAAGCTGTCGCTGACGCTGATTTAGATGAGTTCAATAAGATTAAAAAAGAACGTGAAGAGTTAAAAGAAACTTATACAGATAAAGTTGAAGAAGTATCTCAAGTTCAAAGTAAACCACAACAGATATTAGATTGGGAAGCTAAAAACCCTTGGGTAAATGATCCAAATGATGTTAGGGCTAAAGAAGCTGGTGCATTATATTCTACCTATGTAAATGCTATAGCAGACCCTAACGGTAATCCTAATGACATTATAGCTGCTGGTTTAAAATACGTAGAAGATAAAATGGGTTTAACGAAGAAACCTGAGCATAAGATAAACCCTATGCGAAAATCAGCTCCAGTAACTCAAGTTAAAGAAGCTCAGAAAGTAGATACAGAAAAAAGACTTTCATTTAGTGATCTAACTAGAGACGAAATGATTGATTATGAAAATATGAAAACTTTAGATAGAAACCTAACTAAAAAAGATTATGTGAAACTTGTACAAGAGTATCGTAAGGAGAATAACAATGGCTAGACCTAAGAAAACAGCTACAGCTAAAGAAACTAATACAGAAGAACGTGTATTAAGTAGAGATGAAAACGTAGTAAAAAGTAGAACATCTAGAAGAGAGAGAATTAGAATTCAAGGATCATTAAAGCTTGACTTCAGTCAGTTTACTAGTGATAAGAGTTTCTTCTACTATGCACCTACAGATCAACCTGGTAACTTAGAAAAGTTTCAACGAGGCGGTTTTGAGTTTGTTTTAGATTCTCAAGGTAATAAAGTTACTGCTTCTGGTGGTCAAGGTTTAACTCATTATCTTATGAAGTTACCTATGGAGTATTACAAAGAAGACCAAGATATGTATGAAGATGAACTTAATAGACGTATGGACGGATTAACTAAGGTAAACTCTGGTTTTAATGAGTACGCACCTGATGGAGAAGTACTTAGAGAACGTAAAATGCGTTAATAAATTATAAAGGACAATCTATAAGGGACTATTTGACTATAATAATCATTTATTATAAAATCTACTCATAATTCAATAGATTATAAGTATATTAGAGAATATACATTCTATTAATTTGTATACTGTAGAGACAGTTTTTAATATTTTGTATGTTTAATTTAATAATTAATGAGGTTTAATAATGGGTGGATTTTCTCCATTAGCTAACATTAACGGCGGTGCTTACTGCGGTTCTGTTACTAGATATCATGTTAACGCTAGTCATTCAACTCTACTTGCTATTGGCGATGCAGTTGTTATTACTGGTACGGCTAACACAGACGGAGTAGCGGAAGTTGACGCTGCTAGTGCTGGTGGTCTTATTACTGGTGTTATTGTCGGTTTTGACATTGCACCTAACGATTTAAATTCTAAAAGTCTTGCTGCTTCTACTGCTGGTTACGTTTATGTAGCAGATGAGCCGTATTTACTTTTAAAAGCATCTTACAGTGGTGGTACTCCAGCTGTTACTGATGTCGGTGGAAACGCTGATATTGTTGTTACTGCTGCAACTACTTCTGGCGGTCTTGTTTACTCTAACATGGTTGTTGATGCTTCTTCTTTCGGTTCTGCAACTGCACAGGTTCGTTTAGAGAAGATTGTATATGAAGCTGATGGTACAACTATTGATTATTTAGTTGTTAAGATCAATGAATCAACTGTAACAGGCGTAGTAGGAGTTTAATTAAATGGCTGGTATTATTAATACAGGTAGTGCACCACGATTACTCGAAAAAACAATTCACAAAGCATTCGTAGACACTTTACAAGAGCACTCACCTGAGTATTCACAAATTTTTAACGTTCTAAGTTCTAACCATAACTTTGAGCGTGATGTACAATTAGACGGTTTCGGTTATGCGACTGAGAAAGCTCAGGGCGGTTCTATTGATTATGATAGCGCTGGCCAAGGTTTCGTACCTACTTATACTCACACGGAGTATGCTAAAGGTTTCGTAATTACTGAAATCATGCAAGAAGATAACCAATATGACCTTATGGGTAAAATGACTCGTGCTTTAGCTGAGTCTGTACGTAAAACCCGTGAGCAAGTTTGTGCTAACGTCCTTAACCGTGCTTCTAACGATAGTTATACTATGACTGGTGGTGACGGTGTTGGTCTACTTTCTACCGCTCATATCTTAGGTCCTAACAACAGCTCTACTTATAGTAACGAGCTAGCTACTCCAGCTAACTTGTCTGAAGCTGCTTTAGAAGATATCTTTATTCAAATTGACCAAGCTGTTGATGCTCGTAACCTTCCGGCTGCGATCAAACCAACTAAGCTTGTTGTTCCGCCTGCACTTCGTTTCGAAGCTGAGCGTATCCTTAAGTCTAGCTTACAGCCTGGTACTGCGAACAATGATGTTAACGCTATTGTTTCTAACAATGCTCTCCCTGGTGGATATATGGTTAACCATTATCTAACTAGTAACACTGCTTGGTTTGTACTTACTGATTGTAATGAAGGTCTACAATTCTTTAACAGACGTGATATTCGTCTTAACAAAGATATGGACTTCAACACTTCTAACATGCGTTTCAAAGCTGATATGCGTTTCTCTGCTGGTTGGACTAACCCGCGCGGCGTATACGGTTCTGTAGGCGTATAATCAATCTGACCCTTCGGGGTCTTTTTTCTTTATGTCTCTTAGAGATGGTAAAAACTGTAAGGAAATAAAATGACTACAAGATTTAAGAATGGTGTAACAACCGCAATCAAAGGTCAGCCGATGGGTGAGTTCATTCTCCCTGATATGACTAAAGCTCATGTTTATTTTGAGGACTTTGATTACTATAATGCAAGTGACTGGACTATTACTACTACTGAAGCGGGTGCTGGAAGTGCTACAGAAGCTTTAGGCGATGAAGATGGAGGTACACTTGTTATTACAAACGATGATGCTGATAACGATGCTGATTTTTTTAACAAAGTAGGTGAGTCTTTCTTGTTTGCTTCTGGGAAAAAACTTTGGTTCGAAGCTAGATTTAAAGTAAGTGATGCAACTCAATCTGATTTTGTTATGGGTTTACAAATCACAGATACTACACCTTTAGATGTTACGGATGGAGTATTCTTTACTAAAGCTGATGGTTCTACTGCTGCTAGTTTAGTTGTAGAGAAAAATAATACAGCTACTACTACTGCAAGTGTTGCTACTATTGCTGATGATACGTATGTACGTTTATCTTACTTCTATGATGGTGATGCTAACATTTACTACTATGTAGACGGCGTGTTACAAGGTAGCTCTGTTACTACAAACCTACCTGACGATGAAGCATTAACAATTTCTTTCGGAATTCAGAATGGTGAAGCTGCCGCTAAAGTAATGACTATTGATTACATTGTAGCTGCAAAAGAAAGATAATTTTTAATTATGATAATCAAATGATATAATAGCCCTATATGGGCTTTTTTTGTGTTCTAAATAATGAGGAAAAGTAATGCGACCAATACGTATAAACGTTGATTTAAACGATGCAGACGCGAATGGTGTTTTTGAAGATCAGACATTAGGCGGTGCAGGTGATTTCACACTAGATGGAGCTGGTGTAACAGGTGGCGAATGGATTACCCCAGACGGGTTCGCTAAACAAATAGGTTTTGAATCTGCTGGTAATATCTCAGCAGTAACTTTTACAGTAAATGGCTTTGAAGATGTAGAAAGAAAGAAAGCTATTACTGAAACTTTAAGTGGTCCTAACGCTAACACAGTGGAAACTAGTAACTACTTTTATGTAATTACTTCTATTGCTGCTGATGGTGCTGTGGGTACTAATACCGAAGCTGGTCCAGTTGATGAGGCTATAACAGCTACTATTCCGCTTGATTATAGAGGTGGTGACGTAGGTTTAACTTGCTATGTTACTGGTACAGTTGATTATACAGTAGAGTATACTTCTGATGATGTACAAACTGCTGCTAACTATCCTTTCCAATGGATAAATCATGACGACAGCTCATTAGTAAACGCTACAACTACTCAAGCAGGTAACTTTTTGATAGCACCTATGGCGTGTAGACTAAAAATTAACAGTTACTCCAGCGGTGCTGCTGTAAACTTTAATATATTCCAGAAGGACGTTTAATATGGCTATAAGTGGTAAAGGTATTAGTGTATTAGATGCTATAGATTCTTTAAGCGGTGCTAGTACTACTGATGCTACAATTACTGCGTCTGACAAAGTCTTTTTTCAAGACGTAGATGATTCGGACAATGTAAAAACAGATACAGTTCAAGGTATATTAGATTTAGCTGGTGGTGGTGGCACCATTCAACAGCTAGTCACATCTCATAAACAAGGGGCGACAAGTACATCTAATAATATACCTGTAGATAACACAGCTCCCCAGTCTTCTGAGGGTACTCAATACGATACATTAGCTATAACACCAAGCTCCGACAGCAGTACTTTGATTATTTCGTTTTCTGCTAACACTAGTAGTACAGTAGGTTCGAGAGTAATGGTAGCGCTATTTAAAGATTCTGATTCCAGCGCTTTAGCTACAGCAAGTGTACCAGTGGCTAGTCAACAAGGAGGTCAAGTTAACTTACGATATGAAATGACGTCTGGAACAACTAGTGAAATAACTTTTAAAATACGCTGGGGAGCAAATAATGGTGCGTCAACAATAGGCGGGTATGACAATGGGACTGGTAGTTTCGGGGGTACTACAAGTGCTCTATTTATGGTTATGGAGGTTTAACGATGGTTATAGAAGCTTTATCTAATTATTATGGCGTTGAATGTTTGAGAAACGTTACTATAGACCATGAATTAAATATACTAGAGTGGGGAAATGATTTTAATAAGCCTAGTAAAAGTTTAATTAAGGAAATAATTAATAATTACAAGAACACGGAGTTAAAGAGATCTAAAATAAAGTTAATCGCCGCTGAGAAGATTAATAGTATAGCTCCCTTATATAAACAATTAAACATGGTCAGAGAAGATCCTAATAATTCAATCTTTTCTCGTATAGATGCCGTTAGATTTCATAGTAATAATCTAGAAGCCCTAATTGACAACGGTGAAGATGTCGATATAAATTCTGGGTGGCCAGAGTAATGTATAAAAGAGTTAGAGGTGATCATTGGGTAATATCTGACGTTAGTGGTAAGAAATATCCCGCTAGTGAATGTGTATATGGTGTAGATTTACAAGAAAATCTTATTATGCACTGGTCAGAAGCATCTGAGTATAATCATCAATTCTTTATTAAATCTGTTATCGATATTCAAAGCGTTGATATGAATAGACCTGATAACACAGATTACAATTTTATAACCCCGCCTTCAGCGGGTGATCTATGAGGTAGAAAATGGCTTTATCTGGAAGTAATGATTTTAATTTAACGGCTAGTGAAGTTATAGAACATGCTTTTAAAGTGTGTGGTATCCTTTCTAGCGAACAACAACTACAGTCTTATGAAATAC